AGGATTGGAGTGAGAAACATTTTACAGGCAAAGGATTGCATGAAGTGTACTACACAAGTAGAGCGCACTCTTTTTCTACAACAAAGCTAAGGAAACAAGTAAGTGATAGATGAGTTAAAAACTTGGGGTGTGATACCCGAGTACAGTGGATTAGGATTTATATTCCTACACGAACCTAACAAACAAGTTAGATGGAACTTCTATTGCCCAGACTTAACACCTGTGGAAGTGAATGATTTTCATAACCATAGAATTAAGTTTGAATCACAAATAATTAGAGGAGCGCTAGTAAACGAAGTAGTGCAATGGAAACCTGCAAAGGACAGTCCATTACAGATAGTTGAAACTAACTGTGTTAATCCTCACCACAGAAGGAACGTAGTACAAGACAGCGTCAGTATATATTATGATGGCGAATACTACCTCCCAGCGGGTGCGCACTATACTAGTGAAGCTTATACGTTTCACAGAGTTCATTGCCCTGTACAAACTATTACCAAATTACATATAATTGAGAATAAAACCAAAGATAACTTGACCATACGGGACAAGAATAAACCGTTTCGCTGTCCTCTAAAGGACTTCCAAAAGCCAGAGAAAGAGTGTTGGGAAATTATAAGGACATTCTTCTAATGGCAGGTGGAATATACAACGAGACTTATTTCAAAAACTATCCTGAAGAAAAACTGAAGGAAGGAATACTTTACGGTATTGTATTGGTGAATCAAGTAACATGGGAACGAGAAACTATAAAAGTCGGCATCGCAAAAGGAAGAACATTCAAAGACGCAATTCGAAGAGGGCGTGGCTTCACGAACTACGACATTCGGATTCAACGTTTGTGGAGCGGGACGATATACGACTGTTGGAGATTCGAGCAAAAATTACACAACCAGTTTCAGAAAGATAGACATAAAACGGAGCATAAATTTGGAGGACACACGGAGTGTTTCTCGATGGACAGCAAAATATTGGAGGCATTTCCAAAGAAAAATGAAGTATTTGGGGATTAGTGAAGGATTTCACAACGCAGCGTACGCTGTAGTAAATGACAACAAGATAGAATTTGCTACAGAAGTAGAGAGAATAACACGAATTAAAAACGATAGTACAATACCTAATTGGCATTTTGATGTACTGAAGGAGAGATATGATTATGATAAAACAGTATTTTATGAAAGTACTCATTTCAAGAATGCACGACGAGAGATGTATGGAATGGCAAAAGCAACGCCGTGCAGAGAGTATGATATCTCAACTATTCTTCACCATGAAAGTCACTACGCCAGTGCTTATTTTTCTGCTCCTTTCGTACCTGACAGCACGGTTGTAATCGATGCTATTGGAGAGTTTGATACAGCAAGTATTTGGGTAGATGGTGTAAAAATATGGAATAAAACTTATCCATGGTCACTAGGATTGTTCTATAGTGCAATTACGAAAAGAATAGGACTCAAGCCTAATGAAGATGAATATATAACTATGGGCATGGCTGCTTATGGAGATATATGTATCGACATGAACAAAGATATAAGTATGAATCATCATCGTGGTATTAAGAAAAGAAAATGGTTTTGGCATACACCAGAAGATATAGCCGCGTCAGCACAAGCTCAGTTAGAATCAGAGCTGCTAGACATATTTGCACTAGCAAGAACGTACGGTCCCAATGTGGCCTATGCTGGTGGAGTTGCACTGAACTGTGTAGCAAATAGCAAGATAAGACCTATGTTTGATAATATGTGGATATTCCCAAACCCAGGCGATGCAGGGAGTGCACTAGGTTGTGTACTAGCCCATACAAAACAAAGAATAGAATTTAAGGACACTTTCCTAGGACATGATATAACAAGAAGTATCAATCCTAAGTTAGTAGTCGATACACTACTTAAAAGAAAAGTAGTAGGAGTAGCAAATGGAAAGGCAGAATTTGGACCTCGGGCGCTTGGTAACAGGAGTCTGCTTGGTGATGTGCGTTTTGATATTAAAGACACAGTCAACAACATTAAACGAAGACAGAAGTTTCGTCCTTTTGCTCCCGCAATATTGGAGGAGTTTGTAGATGAATACTTTGAAGGCCCTGCTAACGAATATATGCAGTTTGTTTCAAAAGCAAAGCACGACTACAAAAGTGTCTCGCACGTTGATGGAACAGCACGAGTACAAGTTGTCAAGAGCGATAGTCAATCAGCATTGCGACCCATACTAGAGGAATACTATGAAAGGACAGGAGTACCTATGTTACTAAATACAAGTTTGAATATTAAAGGCGAGCCTATAGTAAATACTCTAGATGACGCTAACAGATTTCAACAGAATTATGGAGTGAGAGTATTTTGATTTATTGGAATGGATGTAGCTTTGTAAGAGGTATGGAAGTAAAAGTACGCCCTCGTGATATATTTGCTAACATAGTTAGTGAAGAACTTGGTCAGCCTTGGTGGGATAATGCTAAAGTTGGTGGTAGTAATGATAGAATCTGGAGAACAACTACAGATGATATGATACGAAAGCCTGCAAAGTTAGTAATCATTGTATGGTCAGGAATAAATAGATTTGAATATCTAGACCAAAGAAACGCATGGCGTAGTGCCGTATGGGTAAAGTATATGTTTGATAGAAAGACACTAGAAGTAGGAGACCAATCCGAAACTCACTTTCATCCACGCATGACACTAAAGCAATGGAAAGCTATACAGGGTTGGGCTACAGAAGTACGCTCTATGAGGTACAATTTAATTACATCCTTACATCATATGTTAAGTGTAAAGTATTTTTTAGAAGCAAAAAACATACCTTATTTATTTTACAATTTATCTGATGGTCAAATTAGTGTGACCTTAGATACATTAAACGAGCAAAGAATGGAAGGTGCAAACAATTTATGGGAAGTAGAACATATGAAGTTAAACGACTATCTAGAAGAGCTACCCCATATGAAAGAAGAAGCTTTCTATGATATGTGCAAAAGAGAACAAGTCCCCTTTGGACCTAAAGATCATCCTCTTGAGGAAGGTCATAGGTTGATGGCGGACAGGATTTTAGGAGATATTTATGATAAAAAACTGGATAAAGTCTTTAGTTAAGAAATATAAAGCCTTACGCTTTCAGTGGGAAAATAGAAACATGGTCGAGGATACTCACATCTATGAGGGCGAGGACAATTAAATTATGTTTCAAATTAATGCATCTACCAGAGAAAAAATAGTTCTTGACAGATGCTTAAAAATTGGATATAATATATGTATATTTTGGAGAGAGAGACTAAATGAGAGACATTTTACCACCGACAAACTGCCCCGCTTGTAATAGCGAGTTAGTTTATCGTAATGACCAGTTGTTCTGTGAAGACAGCAACTGTTCAGCACAGTGGGATAAGAAAGTCCAGCATTTTGCTTCTACTCTTAAGATAAAAGGACTTGGACCTGCAACGCTAGATAAGTTGCAAATCCAAGAATACGAAGAACTATATAATCTTACTGCATCTCAGATACAGGAAAGATTAGGCAGTCAAAGATTAGCTGAGAAACTCTTTGTGGAGATTGAAAAATCAAAGCAGAGTAAGTTGGTGGATATAATACCAGCTTTCAGCGTACCCCTTATTGGTCGGTCGGCTTCTCAAAAATTATGCGATTCAATATCAGACATCGAAGATATTAGCGAGAAAAGTTGTACTGAAGCAGGTATTGGACCAAAGGCATCAGCTAATCTACTTCACTGGATGGCCAGTGAATACTATCCGTATCAATACAGAACAAACCTACCTTTCACTTGGAAAAATAAAATAATTAAGAAAAAAGAGGTCATAGGCGTTGTTTGTATATCTGGAAAGTTAAAGTCTTATCCGACTAAAGCCTTCGCAACTAAAGTTCTAAACAACCACGGTTTTACCGTAAAATCAAGTCTGACTAAAGACTGTACTCATTTGATTAATGAGTCTGGAATCGAGTCAGCAAAAACGCAGACAGCTCGTGACCGAGGTGTTATAATAATAAGTAATATTAAACATTTAATTGGAGAAAATTAAAAATGGCATTACCAAAATGGACAGACGAAAGAACTTCAGAGTTAACTTCTTTTGTTGGGGATGAGAGCCCAATATCTCAAGAAACTGTAGCTAACGCTGCAGAACAACTAGAAACTTCAGTAAGAAGTGTATCTAGTAAATTAAGAAAGATGGGTTTTGACGTTGAACTAGCTTCAGCATCAGCTTCTAAATCTTTCTCAGATGAGCAAGAAGCTACTTTAAGTAACTTTGTAACAGATAACTCTGGCTCATACACATATGCAGAAATTGCATCAAACTTTGAAGGCGGAGCTTTTTCAGCTAAGTCAATTCAAGGAAAAATCCTTTCTATGCAGTTAACAGAACATGTTAAACCTGCACCTAAAGTTGAGACTGTAAAGTCATACAACGATGAAGAAGAAGGACAATTTGTATCATTAGTTAATGATGGTGCATTTATTGAAGATATCGCAGAAGCTATGGGCAGAAGCGTTAATTCAATCAGAGGAAAAGCTTTATCACTACTAAGAGCTGGTGAAATCAATGCTATTCCTAAGCAGAAAGAAACTAAAGGTTCAAGCAAAGCTGATCCTTTAGCTGGAGTCGACATTGACGGCTTAACTGTTGAAGAAATTGCTGACCAAATCGGCAAAACTGTAAGAGGCGTGAAAACAATGCTTACTAGAAGAGGTCTACAGTGCTCAGACTATAATGGAGCAGCTAAAAAAGAAATAGGCTAATACCTATTCGTTCTTGGGCGAGCTTTGACTCGCCCTTTTTTCAACTATAAATTGTAAGTGGAGAGACAATTTGACCCTAGAAAGTGCATTACTAAAGCAAATACTTGCAAACGGAGACTTCGAGACTTGGAATGGTCTGAAGGAACACTATTTTCCTGAAGGAGAGTATCGTAAGTTATGGCGTGTAGTAGATAAGCATGTACACAAGTACAATAACTTACCTACATTTGAGGACTTAAAATTAGAAGTTCGTTCACGTGATTTGCAAGAAAAGATATATGCCATAGAAACAGTTGAAACAGATATCGAGTCCATACTCTTATTGGACTATCTGAAAAACCAATTTACACAATCCGAAATCCTATCAAAAATAGAAAACTACGTTGACCATCAAGTTGCAATCTCTGACGCCAGAGAAAACATAGACTTGTTGCAAGAAATAGTAGTGCAAGTAGAAGATTCAGTCGACACAAATGACGAAGCTGAAGACATGAATACTGTAGAATTATTTGATAGTGCTGAGGATTTAGCCAAGTTTTTACCGCTCGGTCTGAATCAAGAATATGACTTAGACTATACATTCTCTCCCAAAGACTTGGTCGTTATCGGTGGACATCGTGGTGGAGGTAAGTCCTTTACATGTTGTAACATCGCTGCTGCCGCACAAGAAAAAGGCAAGTCAGCATTATATTTTACTATCGAAATGGACACTAGACAAATGTTGCAGAGAATCTGTGGCATACAAACTGGTATCAATAGTGGTCGTATCAAAGCAAAGAATCTTACTCCTATGGAATGGGATAAAGTTGCTAACTGGTGGGCTAATAGATTCGATAACGGAACAGAAGCATATAACGAATGGCGAGATCATCAAGATTTCGACAAGTTTCACTATCAACTTAGTAGAAACAAGTTAGCAGATGTTCCTCAAATAGATATACATTACGACCCTTCTCTTACACTAGCTAAAATTATTAGTGTAGTAAGACAGAAGCAAGCCCAGTTACCTAACTTGGGTATTGTAATAGTAGACTATCTAAACCAAGTAAAACGCCATAACGCACCAAATCGTCAAGGTCAATATGATTGGACCGAGCAAATCGAGATCTCAAAAGGTCTCAAATCTCTCGCACAAGAGAGTAAAGTTCTAGTTCTCTCCGCTTTCCAGACTAATGAGAAAGGAGAGGCAAGATTCTCGAAAGGAATCTTGGATGCTGTT